TAATTCAACCTCAATCTTGGAAAAAAGTTATGATGCCTGATATGGGTAAGGAAAAAGGTGCATCCATACAGAAGGTGTCACAGCTCTATCCAGAACTCTCACTTACACGAGTTAAAGATCACGGGATTGCTGATGCGGTACTCATTGCAAGATATTTAAGAAAAAATATATTGGATGGTACAGCAATCTCCGGCAAAGGATGATAAGGAGGCGATGCAGGAGCTGATGGATCGGCTTCAGGATCACGATACTTACTTCCAGTTTTGCTTAAAAATTCAAGAGTTAGGTACTAAAAGCCTAATCCCCTTCGTTATGAATCCTGTGCAGAAGATCTTGCATGGGATTGCCCAGAAACAGTTAAAGGAAAAGAACCATGTCAGGATAATTGTCTTGAAGGCAAGGCGATTTGGTATATCGACATATGTTCAGGCACGTATGTTTAAACGTGCAGCCACCCAGTTTAACCAGTTAGTGCATATCTGCACACATTCCAAGAATACAACTGCGGAAATGTTTGCCATGACGAAAGTTATGGAGCAGAACTACCCAACCTTTATCAAGCCGCTATCCCATTACTCAGGAAAGCAGGAGCTTACGTGGGGTTCCAGTGATGGTAAGGGTTTAAACTCTAGGTACGGCATGTCTACTGTAGAAGGGTCGGAAGTGGTAGGAGCCGGGATTGATATGTTGCATTGCTCTGAGGTTGCTCGTTGGGGCAGTCGTGCCCGTGAGTATGCAACTGGTATGATGAACTGTGTTGTGCAGGGATATGGAACAGAGATCTGGATGGAGAGTACTGCAAAGGGTGTAGGTAACTACTTTGAGAAGGAGTGGTGGCGAGCAGATAAAGATGAGAGTGGACTTAAAACTGTGTTCTTCCCTTGGTTTGTGTTTGATGAGTATAAGACTGAGTTAAGTGAGGAGGAGCTTAAGGATGATTCATTCTTGAATTCATTGGGTAAGAATCCCACATTTGGTGGTGATGAGGAAAAGAATCTACTAGGAGTTGAAACATCATATGAAACAGATGATGGGATGTTTGAGTTTAAGGTTACACTTGAGCATTTGAAGTGGCGTAGGAATAAGATCATATCCCCAGAGTGTCAGGGGGATCTGAATGTATTCCATCAGGAGTATCCTACTACTGCGAGGGAAGCTTTTGTGGCATCAGGCAGGAGTGCATTTGATTCGGTGAACTTGAGCAAGATGTGGTTTACTGCAGAGGAAAGGGAAAGGGACTTTCCACCTAAGCGTTTTGAAGTTCCAGTGAATGGTTTTCATAATGTAGGTGGTCTTGAGAAGATGAAGTATTTTATGGATCACAGGCTGGATGGGGAGTTCACTGTATTTAATCCACCTCAGGATGGAAGGCATTACAGGATAGGTGTCGATGTAGCGGAGGGGATAATGACTGAGACAGGGAATCCTGATTATTCTGTAGTTACTGTACTTGATGCAGAGACTTATGAGGAATGTGGCACATGGTGTGCACGTATAGATCCAGACCTGCTTGCATGGATAATAGTTACTATTGGTATATGGTATAACAATGCACTGGTTGCAGTTGAGAATAATAATCACGGGTTGCTTACATTGAAGTTTCTTTCATCTATCCATCATTATGACAATATATACGTTGAGAAGGCTCTGGATGAGCGAGGCCAAAGGCAGAAGAAGAGATTAGGGTTTAACACTAATATAAAAACTAGGAAGTTGATTCTTGATTTACTGCGTAGGCTTATACGTGAAGAGCAGATTGAAATATATTCTAAACCTACAATAGATGAATTGCAGACATTCGTTATACATAACAATGGTAAGGAAGCAGCACAGCATGGTTGTCATGATGATAGGGTCATGTCTTTAGCGATTGCCGCATATATGTGCTATATGTATCCTCATTTACCGGGGCCGGAGATCCCTATACAGACTAAGTCCCAGAGAAGAGAGTATTATGTAAGGGCTTAGATGGATACAAACAGGGGTTATAAAGTATGTGAGGTCTGTGGGGCTAAGTATGTCCCCAATAATTATCAGTATAAGAAGCAAAGATATTGCAGTAAGAAGTGCAAGAATAAGCGTCAATGGGAAAAGAAGGTTGAATCAGGCCACATAAGGAGGACTAAGGGTGGGTACAATAGGTCTACTTATATTAAAAAATGGATGGAAGCAAGACTTTCTGATAACACTGCCCCATGTCATTACTGTAAGGCTAGGTTGTCGCCAGATGATTTTGTACTGGATCACAAGATCCCTGTAAAGGTACTGAATACAAGGGATGAGATACTTGATGCAGATAATTTAGTAGTAGCATGTCGTGATTGTAATGCTGCAAAGGGGAGTATGAGTTATGAGGATTTTATGGAACGTATTGGTATGTAAAGTAATATTTATATTGACGGGCATATATCCCTTAAATAAGCTGATAATGATTAATTGTTAGAAAAAAAGATGCTCAGATCGCCCTGTATTGAAAAGAAATACTGTGACGAATACTCTAACACCCCCCTAATTTCCCCTCAAGAAGGTATTATGGTAAGTAAAATAAATGTTAAGAAGCATACAAAGCGTGGCACAGAAACTCGAGCTGATATTTTAGATACGATAGGAGGCTCAGGAGGCACAGGAGGGAAATTACTTCCTTCTCAAAAAAAGTCGTTGGCAAAAGTTTATAAAAAAATAAATAAGCGTGAAGCAAAGGAAGGTGTATCCCCAAGAGAAGATTGGGGGTGGCGAGGAAAAAAGAAAGTTAAAAGACCAGATGTATTGAAGTTAAGTAAAAAATCAAGGCCACTTAAGAAAACTAAGAGCATACTTTCAAGTCAAAAGAAAAAGAAGATAATTAAGCGTACTTCAGCCGCATTTGCAGCCGGAGCAGCAAGTCAATGGATTGATTATAAGGATTAAGAGCTACTTTGGCAGTAAGTAAAGTTCGACATAAAAAAGGCCTTCAACACGGGAGAGGTGGTACAGAGGGAGTACAGGCGGATCATTTCTTTTTAGCTGGAGGTATGACATCTCCGAAGAAGGCTTCAGCAAAAACGAATAAGAAGACAGGGAAGCAGTTGAAGAAGAAGAAGAAAAGGATTATGCCAAGTAAGTATAACAAACCTAGAGGGCTTAAAACTAAAAGGAGATAGATATGCCGGGATATCACGTACCTAAGCGTAAAGGGAAGAAAAAGAAATAATGGCAGAGTATGCAAAGGAAAGTAATCACTATATTACGTCTGATAGTGAAGACCAGCCGGAGGGATTACTTCCTGACACGTTAGGTTTATTGGTACAACAGCTTTATACAGAAGCTTCTTCCGATACTGAGCGTACAACTAAAGAAGAGATATGGGAATCAGCATGGCATGCTATGCGTGGTGAATTCCCAGATGTAGTATCTAAGGCAGTAGAGATTGCAAAGGAACGTGGTATATATGTAAACCTTACTAAGAGGAAGGTTCACGAAGCACGGACAAAGTTAATGAGTGCTACGTTCCAGCAGGGCAAGATTCCTTTTAAGATCAGCCCTTCACGAAGGCCGAAGTTCATGGTTCCAGAGGTGTTGCAAAGTGATTCACCATATGATGAAGCAATCCTGAGAGCTAAGAACTGTGAGTTAAAAATCAGAGACATCATGGATATTACTAACTATGAGGATGTCTTATCCAAGGTGATCAATGAGCAGACACTGTATGGTACGGGTGTTACCAAGTCAATAGTCCTCAAGAAGATTGACTTCCCACTATACCAGACAGCTTACGCAGATCCTTTAATGGAGATGATTGAGGAGGCAGTCGAAGCAGAAATGTATCCTCATGTCGAGTGGATCTCCGTTTGGGATGTATTCCCTTCCTCCGGCTCCACAGGGAAATCTGATTTAGACTGGGTAATTCAGAGGCGTTATATGTCTGCTCAAGAATTAAGGGCGATGGCAGAATCGTCTAATGGGGCTTTAGATGCAGAATTGATTGAAAGATGTATAGAAACGGGTGAGGGTCAGACAGTATCAGATATAGGTGGTACATCTCCTAAACGATGGAGTACCAGTTACGATAAGAATAAGAATTATTGTGTACTGGAGCTATGGCATAGGGGATTAGGCAGGATGGAACTAGCAGAACATATGGAAGTTCCTGATCAAAAAGAAGGTGAGCCACCAATTAATTTACCTGTCGTTGTTACTGTACTTGGTTCAAAGGTTTTAAGGGCTATCCCTAATCCATTCGATGGCAGGATACCATATGATTTTTGCTATTGGCAGGAACAGGAAGATAGTATTTGGGGTAGCGGTATATATGAGGCTATCCGTGACGATCAATCCATGATGAATTTTATTTATGGAATGATTGTTGAAGGGAAGACAATGTCATCGCAGCCAATGTTTGCGATAAACCCTAATGCCTTTGATAGTACGCAGGATGACTTCTATGATGTTTTCCCCGGCAAGATATTCAGGATGAAGACTGGAGAAAGTGTTAATGATGCTTTCAGACCAGTATTAATACCAGATGTAACAAGTGGGCTTGTAGATTTACTCAGGATAGTAGAAAGGAATACTGATCTATCATCAGGGCAGACACCCATAGGTATGGGGTCTGGGGCACAATACCAGACAAAGACTGCCACAGGAATGCAGATTCTCAATGAGAATCAAAACAAGTTAACGACAGGAGTAGTAAGATCACTTAATGCATTAGTTACTGCAAATGTATCTGCCATATACTACTGGTTAATGGCAGACTCAGATGACTTGTCTATTAAAGGAGATTTCCTTTGTCAGGCTAAAAGCTTTGATACATTCATGGCAAAGGAAGTTACCATACAACAGGTACTTCAGTTGATACAGGTTGTAGGTCAGGTTCCTGAGATGAGAGGAAGATTTAATTTTGAGAAGCTTGCCGTTCCACTAAAAGCTGGGTTAGGATTAGAAATAGATGGGCTGATTAAGTCTGAGGAAGAAGCAGCAGAAGATGCTCAGCAGGAACAACAGCAGGCAGTACAGCAGGCTCAGATGCAAATGGATCTGGAAAACCAGAACTATGAAGATAAAGCACTTGTAGATGAGAAGAAAGCAGTTGCTGCCGATATAAGAAAAGGAATCATACAGGAAAGACTCGCTAAAATTAAAGAGGGGGATTTAACTTTAAGTGAGAACCTACCTGATTTATTACAACAAACCTCGTTATTGTTGTTAGAGGAAATGCAAAAGCAACAGATGGAAGCTCAACAGCAACGTCAACAGCAAGAACAGCAAGCACAACAACAACGAGAAACAGAACTTCGTGGTGAAGATGTTCAAGAACAACAGAATCAAGGTGCAGATAGACAGGGAGAAGCTGGAGCACCTGCTCAGCCTGAGGGAAGATCCCCGATGGAACCAGCTCTCTGAATTTTTTGAGGACAGACTTAGACGGAAAGAGGACAGACTCTCTGAGAAGCCCCTCTATGACGGAAAGGAAGTAGCCTCCTTTAACGTACTAATCGGAGAAATAAAAGAAATCAAGAATATTCTTGACCTTGAAACATTTGTCCGAAATGTATTAACCCATAACGAAGAGTGACTTATGCCAGATGAAGCACCTCCTTTTGAGGGAGAAATGCTTGATTCTCAAGCAAGTAACGAAGGGGCAGATAGAGAAGATGAAATTGCTGAACTAAGACAAAAGCTTGATTCAGTAACAAAAAGTTATGAGGACTTAAGGCCACATGCAGATCGTGCCTTCAGTGCTCAAAAAGAAAAGGATGCAGAAAATCAGGACTTGCGAGCTAGGCTTGCAGTGCTTGAGCGTGAATCAGAAATTAATTTGCAAACTCAAAAACCTGATCCTTATTCCGATGAAAACTTTTTGTCTGAAGATGACCAAAGGGTAATGGAAGATTTTCCTGAGGTTATGCGAACTTCTGAGAAGTTAGCAGAGCGACTTGTTAATAAGCAGTTGAGTCAATTCAAACAACAACAAATAAATGATGTAGAGGACAGGATTAACAGGTATGTAGAAAACAAATACGAGGAACCGATTAGCACATTAAATCAAAAGTATGATGCTATATCGCAGCAATCGTATTTCGATGGCATACTTGGGTTCGGTGTTTGGCCTGCAATTGAAAACGACAGAGCCTTTATAGATTGGGTGAATGAAGATTCAATGCGTAGGCTGGGTATGACTCAGGGTGATAATGAGGCAAAGGCTCAGGTGATTCAATTATTCTTAAGTATGCAGGGTGATCAGCCCTATACCGGGAATAACAAACAGGATGTGAGAAGGCAACAAGCTTCTCAATTACTAGGGTCTTCACAACCTCAAGCCACAACTACAGATCCTACTCAAGGGCTTACAGGTGAAGCTCTGTTTAACTCATTACCTGACGAAGGATACTGAGTTAGAGTTTGTTCTTGCTCTACATTAGATTAATTTTTTAACATTTTAATAGAGTAAGATAATGGCTACAAACTGGACAAGTGGTGGTTCCAATGCAAACCGAGGTGCTACGGGTGTAGCATCCATTGCGGGAACTATGAAATACGGCTCCCTTGACGAAACGGAGGCGTTTAAAATCCAAAAAAAGTTTCTGGCGATAGCGAAGAGATCCATGATAATGGCTCGATTTGCTCAGAAGGAGACGAAAGCACAGAAGGAGGGACTTGAGGTACGATGGAAGCGATTTGAGAAATTCGCTCTGCCAATGGTTCCGTTGGCTGAGGGAGTAAAGCCTCCGG